CCGTATACAACATCCTACAGCTTCGTCGGCCGGTATTTTGATCCCGGTTTAGCGATCCCGGAGGCTATTACACGGGAATCGCTGATTTCAGGCGAAGTCGAGCGGATCACAGGCGCTTTGACTCTCATCCTAGTCGTCGGCTCGATTCCACGTCGTCTTGGCGGAGATGCGACCGACGACGAGCTTGCTTTGGACAAGAAGAGATCGAAGCGCGTTGGCTGGGCCTTGACGCAGTCTCTCGGCGGCTGGAGTAAGAAGCAGCCGAGGATTCAAGTCACCGCCGAGATACAGCGGGAAGGCGCTCAGCTCAACTGGCAGGAGTTCGTACCGAACCATATGACGCAGTTGATGAACGAACTGCGTATGGTCGCCACATGGTCTGTTCAGAACGACGATGGCCGCTGGGGACGTACGGCCGTCGTCAATCTGGAGAACGAGATGCGCTGGCTTACGTACGCTATGCGTGATTGATGGGTGATACAGTTCACAACTGGGTTAGCCGTCGAAAGAAAAAGACAGGTCTCTGTTCTCAATGCGGGCAACGACGCTATACAGAATGGGCGAACGTCAGCGGCGAGTACCGGCGCGATCCTGACGACTACATCGAGCTTTGTAAACCTTGCCATTGTAAGTTCGATGAGTGGCCGCGCAAGGGTGGTACTTCTTGGAATGCTGGCCGCAAGGCTCCGCAACTAGGTCGAAAATGCGAACCTGGTTGCGCCTGCGGACGGCACCGTTACTGGAGCCGAGTCAAGCGCGCGATGAGGGACTAGATCCACCCTCTTGCTCCTGAGTAGGCCAGCCCTCAGGTAGCGGGATGACGGCGGTGTCTTCGCCGTCACCTGGAGGCTTCAAGTAGAACCGAGTCGGCTCCTTGCTACCATTGCCGGTCTTGAACCCGAGATAGGCTCCAAGGATCCCGAAGATGCCGGCAAACGCGCCGAGCAAAACCTGCGTCTCGTTCTCAGTGAGTGTAGCTGCGCCATGCCCGTTCTTGATCGCTCCCCAGACAATCCCGGTGATCAACACGACCATCGAGATCGCGACACCCGACGCGAGGATGATCGCAACCCAATCTCCAGCCCCCTTCTTGCTCACCTTTCCCCCTCACGAGTTGTAGCCTGCCTTGACCCCGAACCAATAGCCAATACCGATGCCTTGCTCAAAGAAGGTGTTTGCCTGTTCGTCCGCGTCCGCAGAGCCGTTGATCCAGCAGCGACCACCGATCTGCTCACCGCCGCCGAACGACCAAGTCTGCCCACCCTGGTAGTTGAACTGTCCAGGTGCCTGCGCCGCCTGCTCGACTCCGTTGATGATTAGGCCGATAGCTCCACCCTCACAGCGGCTAGAGACGAGTTGCCCGTACATCTGGTAGTGAGTCGGGTCGGGATTGCCCGGCAAGTTGACGTAGCCGAACTTGGCTCCGGTATTCTGCCAGATCCAGTTCCAGTTGTCGCGGTCGTTGTAGTTCGGCAGGTAGTTACGACCAGACGAGTACCCACCCGCACCGTCATCCCAGAGCTGCCAATCGCCAAGAAGCGTCTGTCCGCTAGCAGGCGTCGTGTTGTCGCAGTAGACTCCGTTGCTGGCGCTCGCGGTGTTCCCCAGGTTGTCGGTCACCCTGACCATATATGTATGCCAGGTCTGACCGGACAGATAGTGCGAATCATGGTTGACCGAATAGTTGCCGTTACCGCCGTTCTGATTACCACCGACCTGATTGCCGTCGATAAAGAACTGAACGGTACAGCTCGCTCCGTACTGCGTCACGTTCGCGGTAATCGTCGTTGTCCCGGACGTATGCGCGCCGTTCGCAGGACTGAGCGAGTTGACAACAGGGACGTTCGCGACCGTCACATTGACAGTCTGCGTAGTCGAGTTCCCTTGCGCGTCCGTCGCGACGACACCAATGGTGTGAGCGCCGTTGGTCGCGGCATGAGTATCGTAGGAGTACTGGTACGGCCCTACCGTCATAGCTGGCCCGATGTTCCCGCCGTCTCGCTGGAACTGCACGGTGATCCCGGTTCCGTACCCGGTCACGTTCGCCGTGAATGTCGATGTCCCCGAGATCGTAGCTCCGTTCCCAGGAGCGGTCAACGAGACGGTCGGAGTGTTCTTCACTGTGACCGCGACCGAAGAGGTCACCTGGTTGCCCTCGCGGTCTTTGACAATCACGCCGTACGTATGAGCACCATTGACGAGCGTATGGGTGTCCTGGGTCATCGAGAACGGAGCGACAGTTATTGCCGACCCGAGATTCGACCCGTCGAGCGTGAACTGCACCGAGGCGACCTGATCGTTGTCCGCAGCCGTGCAAGAGATCGTGATTGTCCCTGAGACATTCCCGGCTGCTGGACTAGTGAACTGAACGGTCGGCGCGATCCGGTCTACGCAGAGAACACCCGACGGTAGCATTACGGCACCAAGTTCCCTGCCGCGTACCAGTCGTTGGCGGCGCGCTTGAAGACGGACGCGACAGCGTACTGTCCGGCGAGTCGAAGATTGCCGTTGTACGCTCGGAGCGTTACCCCGCCGGCACCGGCGATGTTCGACTGACCCGCTGCCATCTGGGTGATAGTTACCTGCGACCCAACCGGGAAGCTCGTCGTCGCGTCGGCGGGGATCGTCACAGTACCGACGACATTCATCTCAACGATCCCATTGCTGTCGGGAAGCGTCAGAGTGTAGCTCGCGGTTCGGGTGTTCGGGCCGGTCATTACCGGAACTGCCCAAGCTCCGTTCCCCATCAGAGTCTTCGTGACATCGTTCGGGAATCCGGAGAGCTTGAGGATCTGAATGGCGGCGTTCGCAGCTATGTCTACGTCGGTGATCGTCCCGTCCTGGATGAGAGCGCCGGTGATCGACCCGGCGGCTATCGAGCCGACTGTCCGCCAGGCTGCGCCGTCATCGTACCACATGATGAGCGTATCGGTCGTCCACCAGAACCGACCGCCACCGGATTGATGCGCCGCAGCCTGGCGCGCAGCGTCGGTGCCCTGGTTGAAGAGAACGTCCACATCGACCGCCGAGGCCAGGTAGCCGAAGTGGGTGGCGATGTCTGCACGGTCGCTCCGATCCGCCGAGGGATACTGAACTCCGCGCCTAGTTGTAGTTTGCATATCCCTCCTAGTGAATGTCGGCGTACGTCTGGAAGCTAGAGTACATCGAGCCGTACGTATCGCCACGGTTGTAGATGATCAGGTACGTCGTCGGCGGTGGCGTACCGACAACCAGAGTCCAGGTGAGGCCAGCCGGTTTCGCGAACTTATTGACGTACGTCACGAGCGGCGAGGTCGGGCTAGTATCGGCCGGAGCTTCTGCGGCGAGGATCGTCACAGTGAAATGATATGGCCCGGTGTCGCGCTCCGCGATTGATGCTGTCTGAGTTCCGGTCAGGAAGAGGCGCACAGCCGCGAGAATCGACGCAGCCGTACCACGCTGCCATGATATGTGATCACGGATTTGCTGCCGCATCTGCGCCGGGGTGATGCCGGTATAGAAGTGCATCCCGAGGAGCTGACCCAACCATGGCAGCCCTACGTCGGGGATCCGGTTGATGTCGAGGATGATCGACCAACCAGGCTCTCCGTCCGGCCCGTCTTGGACGAGATCCGCTCCATCCTGGAACATCTGGCCGATGGCATCGATGTACGCGAGCAGAGGCCAGCCGAGCCGAGCTTCTGCGCCAGTAAGTGGGTACAGGTTGTCGTACAACCGCTGCGTGACATCTTCGACCGACCAGCCGTAGCTACTCATGCCGTCGCCGTTCCGTTGATAGTTCCGACGTTGGTAAGAGTTCCGTGCCCAGGCAGAACGATGTCGGCAGTTCCGAGCGCGGCGCTATGGATCGCCATCGTCATGCTGAGGACGCGATCTACTCCATCCGCCTGCCCAAGAACATTCATCATCTTGTTGTAGTATACCGTGTTCGTCTCGACCCAGGACTGAGCCGCCGCCGTCACGTCGGTGATCGTCGGATCCTTTCCCCAGTTGGCCGGATTGAGGTAGTTCTGTACACGCGCGACCGCGTTCGCTTGAACGGTAGCGGTCGTGTAGCCCACGAGACATTTGACATTGAACGTCACATCGATCTGTGTCGTCGTCGGATCGAAGACATTCACCACGAAGTTGACCTCGCGCATCGACTGAAGGTAGTTCTGCAGGTTGGCCTTGATCCCGGCCGAGATCGCCGTACCATTCTGATCTACCGCCGCGATACCTACCATTCGCTGGTTATTGAATGATTGATCAGCCGGATTGTACCCGTCGAGCGCAACCGAACGATAGACGCCAGCAACGTCGAGCGCGGCGAGGCTGTAGTCAGACGCCAGCACCGGCCGCTGCGAGAGACGCTGTAGCTTACGCGCGAGCCGGTTGTTGTAGTCGCTCGATAGCTCCGCATCCTGACCGCCGGCAGTAGCTCCGGTGAGCGCGACCTGACTGACGAATGAGAGTGTGTCGATCATCGTACAGATGTACCCGTTCGCCCCGAGACCGGACAGAGCTGAGCCCGTCTCCACCGAGCTAAGAGTGATGCCACCCGCTGCCGTCGCGGTCTGCCCGGCCGGAATGACGGTATCGAGTGTTGTCACGAACGCATGATCGACGCCGACGCTGTCGCGGATCGCGACCTGCGTTCCGGCCGGGATGAGGTAGCCGACGTTGTCCTGCATCGTCCAAGTCGATCCGACGACAGCTGAGGTAGCGTCGAGCGGCGGCAGACCGACCAGGTTCGCTCCGTACCACTTGAAGATCGTATCCGGCACGTCGTTGGCGAGAGACAGGAGATCTGACGCCTGCGACGCAACGATCTGAAGAATCCATGTATCGAGGTTGGCGTCATTCTCTACCCAGTTCGGTGCCTTGTCCTTGATGGTCGAGTACGCCTCGGCCAGAAGGTCGGCAGGATCCGAGTCAATCGGATAATCAATGTAGCCGCTCACTACCCTCCCTTCGAGACGATTGATACCCCGATGTTGATATAATCAATCAGGCTATCGACTTTGTCCGGTCTCTCCTCGACCGTAAGCAGAGCGCGAGGCTCCTGGTTGGAGATCCAGCTGTTGATGTCTTCCGCACCAATCGGCACTCGCCGCAGTACGAGATCCGGGATCCCGAATGTCGGTACCTCGGCGCGCCAGCCGATGTGAGTGACAGCTATCGCTGTGACGCAGTTCGCGATGTCGTCGATGCTGTCCTGCTCCACGACCGGCGCTCCAGCTGGCCCGAGCTGGAACGGAAGCGCGAAGTGCGGAACGTCGGCCATTACGGTGCCGGCATAATCGGCGGCGGCATCGGCGGGGCTGCCATCGCCGGAGCAACATTGGGATTAGAACCGGCTGAACCAGAGACTGGCGGACGAGACGCAGTTACCTGAACGAAGTCGTTTGTCTCGTCTCCGTTGAGCGCGGCCAAGATCGCCGCCGCTGCGTCATCGGCGGTCAGAGTCGGCTGCTCGTCCGGAGCGAGAGTGATCTGTGCAAAGACTTGCATGTTTCCTCCTATTTGATTCGTAGTGGATATACAGACAGCCACCTGTACGAGAAGGTGACATTCTGATTGGTCTGCGCAAAGTAACTCAGTTTGATGGTTATCGGCGGGTTGATCTCGATCTGCTCTGACGCCGCCGCAGATGCGTTCCCACCATTGGTTGCAGCTTCGGCTGCCATGCCGTTCGACTGACGGGTGTTGGTAGTGTCATAGATGTAGGAACCGGCATAGCCACCAGATTGCGAGTTCGCGGTATTGACGAGCGATCCCCAGTTGACGTGATAGATACCGGCTCGCGGAATCGGAATGGATGGGCCTACGGTCGCGAGATCGCCTGGAGCAGAGCTTGCAGGTCGAAGCTCAGCGGTGATCACCTGTGCATAAGCATTCCCACCACCGATACACTTCCACTTGTATGCATCGGTCGTCCAGTCCGCTTCGTAGACGAACTGCCAAGCCATTCCCGTAGCTGACCCGTACGCGATCCAAATATCACCGTCGATTGGATTCGACGGAGGCCCATTACTGACAGGGCCGGTAGTGATGACAGGATTCCGAGTCGCCGGCATCCAGGAGATCACCCATGGCTTGTTGTTGTTATCGAAGATGACGAGAAGATCGTCGCCAGCTTGCGGCAGCGAGAGATTGTCTCGCGCCTGCCAGTTGACGTTATGAAAGACGATCCCTGGGTGTATGTCCGGGATAACAATGTCTATCGACGCCGAGAAGTTGAGCGGCGCTCGCGCGACCTGAGCCTCATAGACCTGCCCAAGCGAGACCTCAGGTTCGCGAGTCTCTTGGAAGAGATCACTCATACCGGCAAGAAGCTCCTGATCGCGTAGTTTGAATACTCCGGAAAGTTCGTCTGATGAATCCCGGCCGACCCGCCAATCTCGATACATTGATTCGAACCGATGTAGAGAGCGGCATGGAAATAGTCGGGCGGATCTCCGTACAGAATGATGTCACCAGGATGAGGAGCGGTGACTGTCTTCCCGTTCGGCGAGCTAGCGAGCGTCCCAGTCCAACCCTGACCATCATAGTCGGCATTGTTCGGATCGGCGCAGCCAGCCTCCTTGTAGCAGAGAGTGACGAACGAAGAGCAGTCGATGCCCGTTCCGGTATGAGCATCGGCGCTCCACAAAGTCTTCGGATACGGCCGAGCTTCGGCGTACTTGTACGGCCACTTCTGCTGCTGAGCCAGAGCGTACTTCGCGACGGCGACGACCGATTTGCGGTCAGCGTTGTTACTGCCAGGCATTCCGCCGAACACAGCCTGATTGGTACCAGGCCCGGTAGCTGTAGCGACGTTGTTCGCGCTACCAGGTGCCCAGGTCGGAAGTGTGAATGTCTCGGTGGCAGGCTCTGGGAGCTTTGGTTGCGGCTTGATGAGCTGAATGTCGGCGTTCGGGTTGAAGACGCTACGGGTGAACGTATTGACGAGCCAGCGGCCTTCTAGCGGCCCCAGGTCGGTGAGCACGACGAGAGATCCCGGCGGCGCGAGCCAGAGACCGACCTGGCAGGGAATATCTACTGTCGCACCCTTGCGTCCGACATCGTAGTCGAATCCGATCCCCATAATGCCCTGCGTCTCTTCGTTGATTGTCGCTATCGGCTGCGTCTTGAACAGATCCTCGTCTGTAAGGAAGTAGAAGACACCACCGATGAAGAACGCGCGCCATCCAACTTCGGACGCGAGCCGCTGAATGCAAGTCCAGTTATCCTCGCGTCTCCACCAACCCTTGTTCCGCGTCGGCGGGATGCCTCTGTAGTAGTAGTACGATCCGTCATTTCCCGGCATAGTCCAGGTTTGACCCATTGCGTTCGCCGTCGCAGCGTTTCCTTCTGTTGTAGAGTCACTTCCAGGCGTTCCGCCCGTAGCCGCGTTACCCTCGCCGCCCGGTGGAATCCCAAACGCGCTGACGATCCGCTCTGCTTCCGGACGCCATTGACCGTAGAGAGTCGGATGACCGCTGCGCTGAACACCCTGGCAGAGATCGTTGAAGCTCACGTCCGGATGATCCTTGTCGTACTGGATACATTGGTTGAAGAACATTCGGCTCGCGGTCGCCGGATCGTGGCGGTCAGAGTAGCTACCCCAGCCGGTGTCAATCTGTTGGAAGAGACCGACACTGGTACCGTCGCCGCCCGCGAGGTTCTGAATGTTGCTCTCCTGCATCGCGGTCATGATACCGGCGACGAGAACCTTTCTCCGAGCGCCCATGTTCTGCCCGACGGTCAAGATGGTGTTCGCGTTCGCGATCTGCGACTTATCCATCCGTACACCCTTGGACGTTAGCTGAACCGAGATTGCGTTCTCAATCTGAGTAGCGACGTTACCGGCCATCGTTGCTATCGCCGCGAAGCCACCTTTGCCCTTCGTTGATTTGGTCTTCTTTCGCGTCCGCTGAGTGTTGTAGTCAGTAGGGATACCGCTCGACGAAGCCACAGTAGGATTCGTCCATTTCGAAGACACGTCGGTCGTCTTCGCGATGTTCTGTACTTGATGTAGGTGCGGAATCACTACCGGGATGTCGATCTCCTTGACCTCGCGAATCAGGTTGAGGACGAACTCCGCGCGCGTCGTCTTGTCCCGGCTCGCCCACTTGACCCACTTCTTAGCATTCTCGATGGAATAGGTCGTTGTGTCCGGTTTCGGGTACGAGCGCAGCAAAGCGATCTCGCGCTGCTCGAAGGTCATCTTGAGTTCGTCGTCGCTAGCATTCTTGGAGACAGAGACGAGCCGGAACCAAAGGCCATCGATCTGAATATCGAGCTTCGCGTTGATCGCCCACGATTTGATGATAGCCCGGTCGTAGTCATCGAGCGTTAGATCGACAGTGCTAGATCCGTCTATGGCGCGATTGACGGTAACGTCGATCACCCTGTCAGTCGAATCGAAGAGCATCTGACTCTTCAGGTACACGACGAGCTTCCCGAGGTCGAGATCCGCTCCCATCATCTCGCGCTGGATCTCGTTCGGGTTGAGCTTCGACAGCTCCATCTTCTGTACAGCGGTGATCGCGGTCTTCTGCGGCATTACGGGATCCTCACCGTTCCACTAACTTTGTTAGGATCACGAACCTTCGGGTTTGCTGACTGAATCTCCTTCCAGCGCGAGCCGTTACCGTACATCGCCTTGGCAATCTCTTTGAACGTCGTCGTCTTTCCCTTCGGCACGATGTACGTGTTCGGCAACGAGTTCGTTATCGTGATCTTGAGATCCTCGGACGCCTTGTACTCGTAGAGATGAACTATCGCATCCTGGCGCAGTCGGAAGTATCGACCTCTGTTTGCCTGCGACCAAAAGACTTCAGTGCCCCAATCAATGCTGGCAATGACCCAGGTCGCGCCGCCGATAGGTAGCGCGCCGTCGATCTTGACTGTCGGCGGCGGATTGAAGTCGGATCCGACCGACATGATCTGTAGACGACGAATGTCCTGCTCTACGCTCGTCTGATACCGCCAGCCGTCGAAGATGATCGGAACATCCATCTGGTAGGGATCGCGGCCACCCCACTGTGTGAGGCTCGTCCGGCGCGGTCTCTGTACGAAGTTCCATCCGCCTTCACCGCCGACGATCTGCGCAGGGTTGTCTCCGCGCATGACCTTGACGACGGATCCCGCGCTCGACCGGAACGTGTAGAAATACTTGTCTGGTACCCTGGTTGGTATTATCATCCGTGCGTCGTACTCCTCGCTCTGGCCTTCTGATTAGCCTTCGCAACCGAATGGGCAACTTGCTTTCCGTCGATATGGGAATGAACATGAATCTCGGCGTTGAGCTTCGGTATCTGGAAGAGACCTTGACCGTACAGCGGACTGGTAAGAGCGCCGCCCGGAGCTATTAGCTTGGGTGGCCCGGCAGGAGACTTGTCGTAAGGGCTCAGCACGCCTGGAGCGTTCGCGAGGTTCGAGGCAACGTGGTACGCGCCCTTGGCCAGACCAACGATGAAGGTAGCGCCTGGGATCTTCTTCCACAATCCGAGCATGTCGGTCAGCTTGTCGATGATTTTCTTCACCCAGTCGTAGATCATCTTGAAGAAGTTGTACACAGGCTTGAAGTAGTTCCCCAGGATCCCGAAGACTTCGGCGAACGCTGTAACAAGCATGTTCCAGACCGTATCGAGCCATCTCGCGAACGGCTTGAGAATATCGTTCCAGAACCCCAGAACCAGCTTCCCCAGGTTATGCCAGTTATTGTAGAGGAGACGGGCCAGGACGAGCAGAACTGCGAAGATGGGAGCAATGAATGTGAGTATCGCCGCGACCAGGATCCAATGCTCCCAGATCCAATGGAACGTCGTATTGACAAGGTTGTGGAACCACTTCCACTTGAAGTAGAGGATCACGAGGATCGCGATAACCGCCACGATGGCCGCGATGATCCAAGCGATTGGGCCAAGCGAGGCTACCCATGCCGTGGTTGCAGCGCCAGCTTCCTCCTCTTCAGCTGGGATGAGCAGATCTCTGATCGTCTTGTACAACTTTCTGGCCATCTTCTCGACCGCCGTGAGAGCACGGAACTGACCATTCGCAGCTCGCGCCGATTTGCCAGTCGCGATTCCCCACAACTCCTGAATCCTCGTCCCAGCGAGCTGCGTCGCCATATACCCGGCCATGAGACCTTTGCCCTTGCCCAAGAGAATGTTGAGGATCGCCTCGGAGATAATCAACAGTCTGTTGGCAGCGACGACCGCCATAGTGACCGCTTTGTCCGCCATCCAGAGACCAATCACTACCGTCAGAATCGGGACGAGTACATAGTTCGCCTTGGAGAGTTCCTTGATGCCCCAGAGAACGAGTCTCAGAACTGGGAACACGCTGTACTGGAAGATGACTCCGAGAACGATGATTGTGGGGAGCAGGTCGTTCTTGATGACCGAGAAGAGAGCTTTGACAGCGCTGATGATCGTATTGAAGAGCGAGATGAACGGTCTCATCCATGGGAAGCTCGTTCCGATCACCCCGAAGACTTGGCCAATCGAGATCCGCCCCTTCTGTTTGACAATGATCGCGCTGATCTTATCAAACATATGGTTGATCGCCGGTAGGATCCCGGTCGTCGTCTTGTTGAAACCGCCGAGCGTTAGCGCGCCCATCGTCTGAGCGATGTTGTCCCTCAACGTCGTTAGCTCACCGTGTAGTGTCTGCGCCTGCCGGTAAGCTGCGTTCATGTACGCAGGCGTCGTCTCGATGTACTTGTTGATCGCGTCGAGTACCGCTTGAGCCGGAATCCCGAGCTTGGAGATATTGTGCAGGTTCGTTCCGGTGACTCCAAGCTCCTTCGACAGAGCGCCGAAGATCGGGATGCCGTCGCGCGCGAGCTGGTTGACGGTGAAGCCGGTCAGCCGTCCCTGGTACGCCATATGTTGCAGAGCGACCGAGACGCGGTTGAGATTCGCGGGGCTAGTGCGGCCGGTCGCGGAGAGCGCGTCGATCATTGCTTGCATCGTCTTGTTCACCGTATCGGCCGAGATCCCGAGCGGCTGCATCGCCAGGTACATCGACCGGAAGCCGATGGTCACATCCTTGAACTGGAACGAGCTATACTTGGCGATATTGAACAACTTCTCCAGCTCGCCACGTACCGCTCCTGTCCCTTGCATGACCGGCTTCAGAGCGACGCTCGCGCTCTGCATCGCGGAGTTGAAGTCGTAGCCCCACTTGACCGCGACTGCCGCTGCGCCTGTAAGAGCTAGCGTTCCCATGTAGGCGTAGCGGCGCATCGAGAACAGCGCCTGGTTCATCAGGAATCCGCGCTTCTTTGTCTCATCAGAGACGACACCCAGAGTACGGACGGAATCCTTGAGCCCGACGACTGCACCACGAGTGGCTTCCAATCCGGCAACTGCCTTTTGCGCCCCGGTTAGGACGATCCGGATATCAGCCATCGATGCTGATGCCCAACCCATTACTTCCTCATTGCCTCCGCGAGTTTACTGATGATCTTGTTTGACAAGTCATCGTTGAGAAGGAGCAGCAGCTTTTGGTACTCAGTCGCAATGGCCTGCATAAGTGCCCTCTCCTCGGGGTCATTTGTCTCCAAGAACGCTCGGACATTCTGACCGGAGAGAGCGATTTGAGCTGCTGCTTTGATCTCATCTGGAACTACGCCAGCACTTCCCCCAAGAACTCCTCATCGACTTTGAGACCGGTGTTGCTCATCCACCGGTTGAGGAGTATGCCGTACTGTCCTACCATGAACTCGTTACCGCCGAACACCCAGTATAGAGCGATACGTGAGTTGTCCTCGTCGCCGTTTGGATTCCACCCGAGGTAGTTCGCGAACATACCCCAAGTCATGACGTGCATCCCGTCGTGCAGGTCGCTACGGATCTCCTGCACTTCCTTCGTCTCTGTGTCTTCGAGGTAGAAGCCGGTGGTTGACCTGATGATCACGTCGATCAGGATGCGCATGTTACGTTCACCGCGATCCCGAGTCTCACTCATGATCCTGCGGCCGATCTTCTCGACCTCTTGTCGATCCATGAGGCGGTGCTTCACCTGAACACCGTACTCCTCATAGCCGGTGAGAGGCAGCATGATCTCATGCGTCTCTGCGATCTCCGTACGACGGGCGCGAAGTGAATCAGCGAGGGTTTGCGGCCCTTTGGTCTCTTCGTCCGTGATCTCGTGAACGAGAGGCTGGGCCTCATCTTCGATGTCGGTCATGGCTCTCCTTTAGCTCGGCGCTCCGACCGCCGTGGGTGCCGAGTCGATTGTGCAGACGAGGGTGATCATCGCCGGATCCGACGACGACTCCGAGTTGTGCTCCGGAAGGGTCACCGTCTTGAGGGTTCCGTTCCAGACGATTGCCGGCGTATGCTCCTGACCGTACTTGTCCATCGGGAACATCTGGATCTGTACGTTCGACTTTCCTACGCCGTCGAGCAACTGCTGGACGTGGAAGTGATCGCGAGCGATCCGGTAGTTGCGCGAGATCGTGACCTGCTGCGGGAGAATCCGGCCACCGAGCGAGTACGGCGGTAGCATGCCACCTGGGTAGTACAGCCTCTCCTCGGAGTCGAGATCGCCGCCGGTCTTGGTGTCCCAGATGCCCCACTGAACCATCTGGCCAGGAACATGAGGGTTCTCGACCGAGAGGTTCACCAGGAATGTGTCCTGGCGGGTTCCCTTGATTTGGGTACTCATTTGTTACCTCCTTCCTATGGAGCCGTGATCGGCTTCTTGTAGACCTCGATCTGAACCATCTCGGCGAACTCGCTCATCCGGACGTTCAGAACGGCGTGCAGCTCGTGGTTGGCGATGGTCGTCGGCGTGTTCACGGTCGAGCCGGTGTCCACGAAGAATGCATCGCCCGCGCTCTGACCGTAGAGATCGCCGTTGTTGTAGTAGCCCTGCAGCATCCCGGTGAGGACACCGTTGAACGTCGCGATGGCCGTCGAAGTGATCTTGTCGAACATGAACGACTCACCGAGAGCCTGAGCGTCGGCAGCGATGGCCATGTAGAGCCGAGCGCAGCCGAAGTTGACCCAAGTCTGCTCCGCGACCGGATCCACGAGCGACCGCCAGCCGTAGTTCCGGAACGTACCGAACATGGAGCGGACGACGTTGATCCCGCCGCCGTTCAGCTGCTGGCGAACGGTATCGCTCAGAGCCGGTTGCGAGAGCGCGGTCGTGTAGAGCGAGACGCCGTTGTCGCCGGCAGCCGCCTGATCCGGCCCCATCCCGGACGAATCGTTGCGTCCGATCAGACCGGCGATCAGAGCGGATGGAGGCACGCTGCGGGTCGATCCCGAGACAACGCCTGGAACCGTCAGCCACGGCCAGAACATCGCCGCGAACTTCTGCATCCCGGCCCGAGCGTTGATCGCACTGGTGAGCAGAGTGGCAACGGTCGCCGTGTCCGGCGCATCGAGGATCGCGACCCTCGCGTGGTTGCCGGCATGAGTGACGAGCTGCGTATGACCGACATCTGTCGTCCGGCCGGGACAACTGACCTGACCAGGCCCGAAGTCGGACGTGATCGAATCGAGCGCCGCCTGCCACTGAGCGTCGGTGATGTTCCCACGGTCGTCGTTGCCACCCGTGAGCGCGGCGGCGGCGATGACAGCAGGATCATTTGCTGACGGCCCTGCAGAGAGCCGGATGTTGGCGGAGTTCTGCGCCCAAAGAATCGCCGTTGGCGGATCGGCCAAGTCTGGGCTGGTCTCGACCTCGACACCGCCGACCACGACGAAGACGACGAAGCTCCCTCCAGCTTGACCGGCTCGCACGCCGACCGAGATGTTGTTCCCGCTCGCGCCTGGCCCGAGCGCGGACGCGACGAGACAGACAGCCGCTCCTGCGTCAAGAAGGTTCTTAGAAGCGGTGACCGCTCCTGGCCCGACCACGCGAACGACGTAGGCATGCGCGCCGCCCTCGCGGAAGTAGACATCGAGCGCGTCGTACAGAACGCTGTAGCTTGGGCGCTGGCCGAAGTTGTTGGTGTAGTCGGACATGCTTGAGATCAGAGTTGGCTTAGTCGGCCCTGCATCGACGAGACCCACTGCGAACCAGACGCCAGTATCGGTGGGCGCACCGAGTGTTGACGGACTGGGACGAAGAGTGACGTTGACGCCAGGCCGAATGAGAACGGTGCTCATGCCTCATCCTCCTGTGTAGCTGCTTCGGTCTCGGGTGGTGCGGTCGTATCGAGCAGCATCCCCGATTCGAGCAGATCCTTGTTGAGTCCCTGGGACAGATCCTCGGTGGAGAGATCGATGAACTCTCCAGGCCCGAGCGGTCTCCCGCCCTCCAGGACGATTGCGTGATCGCCGACGTAGCGGTACGTCGTCGTTGTTGCCGTCTTGGTATCCGCCTTCTTAGGTGTCGGCGGCATCACTCCTCCTCTAGTCGTTGGATTGTAGTGAAGACACTTTCGACCTCAGGCCACTGCGACCCAGGCTGCGTATCCGGATCGGCTGGCGAGGCAGGCCCGCCACGAAGGTTCCACATGTCCATAACCTGGGTGCGGGCAATGACCTGGGCTGAGCGCATCGTACGAGCTTGCTCGATGTCTGGAACCTCGCCGTACGTCTCGTCCAGGATCTCGGTTCCGTTGAACTCCCAGCTCTCATCTAGCCACCCCTTCTGACTGAGAATCGAACGAACCGCAGCTCCGTACACCTTCGCCAGACGCTCCGAGTTATCCTCCGTACTCGCGGCGGCGATGACGCCAACGCCGAGCGCCCACCAGCCGCTGACCGTACCATCTCCATCCTTGCGAGGCTGCTCGGTCATACCCGGCGAGACGACAATCACTGCCGGGATCTTGTCGTCAGGGTATGAGTCGAAGCGCCAACGCTCTGCGTAGGTGCGCGGCGGTGGAATCTCACCGCGATCCCAACCACGCTGGTATTCGATTTCCTGAATGTACGTCGGCATCCATGCCTTGAGAGTGGCCATGACGGCGCGCGTAAGAAGGCTACCGTCGAAGATTGGCCCAAATACGTCGTCTGTGATCATCTGACCTTCATCGCCCCCATCAGGTAATCCTCACAGAGCCGAGCCCAATGACGAACGTCGCTGTCCAGGAAGGTGGCGAACGGGCGGGCCGGCAGGTCACTCCTTCCGCCACCCTTGTCCTGGACATTCGCGTAGGGCAACTTGCTGGCCAAACTGACCTCAGTTCGACTGACGCGCAAGTCCATGTTCGGATCGCCGCGCAGCGTCATCGAGTCTCGGAGCGCGCTAGTAGCGATCAGGATGAGCGGTAGCTCTCCTTCATGAAGTTTCCGCTCGACTGTATACGGGTCGAGCTGCTTCCAGGATCCGCCGCCACGCCGACCCTGGGAACCGAAGTTGATGTCGATCACTTCCATCAGGTCGTCGGCGACTAGCTCCAGAGCTGGCTTCATGTTGTTCGCGGCTCGCATACCGTTGAGCAGCATCTGGTTGACCTCGTCAGCCCCGAATATCTTGACCGAGAGGAACTGAGTCATCGGCATTAGAACGGTCTCCAGTACATCCCGTCGTCGGGAGGATAGGCATACTTGGGTGAGCCGCCCGCGCCCGCGAGTGCGTCGGTCATGCTCTCGCCAGACTCGATAGCGACGACAGCTTTGGCGAGCGTAGCGACCTTCTCATCGAACAGAGCTTTCAGCTCTGGATAGACCGAGCGGTTGGTCGCAACCTCGTTCGCGTAGAACGTCAACTCGATGTACATCGCAGTTCGGATCGAAGCGATGTTCTGCGCCTCGCTGATCAGCTCCTCGGGTATGTCAGTCCCGATCAGCGGCATTACGTCGTCAATCGCCTTCTGGATCAGAACGCGGCATTCCTCGTCGGTCGGCTGGGTGACGTCGGTGAATGTCCCCAGGACGTTCCCGTTGTCATCACGAGTGCGTGAGAGAACAACGTGTCCGACATCCTGCAGAGTCGGTGTCCATTCGATGGGAATGCCATTGTACGTCGGCGCGGTCTCGACGATGTTGTTGTTTACATCGCCAAACGAGATCAAGTACCATCCGTGCTCGATGGTCGCCTTGTCCGTCGTGAACGAACGAGACATCGGGTTCGCCGGATCCGTGTCCACCGGCGTCAACTGTTGGGTATCAATGAGATTCCATGGCCCACCCTCGGATGCACTCTCTTCGATCATCACCGTCGTCCAGGGGATGTCATCGAACCGAGGCACCGGCTGATAGTCGTCAAACGAGACGACGTATGTCTGTGGCGGCGTACTCAATGCAAGATCCTCCCTCTGCCAGATCCGATGATCTTGCCCCTCACGTTCGAGGGGTTGCGGTAGTGTCCAACCGGCGAAGCGTTCACGATGTCTCCCATGGCCACCGAGAGTATAACTCCGGCCGGGATTGGAGTAAAGAGTACATAGGGCGGATAGCGGTCATAATCCTCGCGAGCGTATCCATAATCGCCGTCGCTGAGTCTCGCGAGAAGGCTCGCCGCGTCAAGACAGGTCGCCGTGTCGTACGATCCGAGGAACATAACCGCCATCTCGATAGTTGTTCCGGCGTCGGCGGCGAGGATCCGGGCAGCGGTTGAGGCGATGTCCGAAGCGCGCCCGAGATCCGTGTCGTAGATGTTCGTCTTGATCGGACTACTAGAATCCGTCCCTGTACCATAGTCGGTGCTCGTGATCAGAACGACTGGCGCGGCGACCTCGGCTATGACGCCGGCATCGCTGACGAGCAGAGCGACGGTGATTGAGGCGATCTCACTCGCTTGGCCGGCATCACCGTCCGACAGACGACCGGGAGTGATCGCGGCAGATTCAATCCCGGTCGCCGTGTCGAACGCTTCGATGAAGTCGCCACCTTGCGCGACCTCCGAACCAACGGCTGTATCCGCAGACGAGAGCAGAGCATGAAGGATCCCGGTCTCAGTGACCGGCCCGCTAAAGTCGTTGATTCCTTCCTGGACGCTCGCTACCTCGACCGCAGTAGCCGAGTCATAGGCGTAAAATGCTTGGGCTGTATATTCGACCGCCGACAAGCCCGAATCGACTACAACGGGTTTAGCGTTGAGCAGAGCTATATCGGTAGTCGAGCCGTTCGAATCCGTGACAAGCGGTCTTACACCAGGAGAAGCCGTGTCATAGCCTGTTCCGGTCTCCGCGCTCGCGACGACTACGCGGACAGTCGCCGTCTCCGATATGGATCCGCCATCCGTATCGACTTCCTGTTGTTTCCAGCCCGCCGTCTCGGTCAGGCCCGGAATCAGATCGAATGATTCCGGGATCTGATTGTAGGTTGCGACCGACGCTACTAACTGGTTGTACGTATTGAAGACGAGCGGAATGTCGTCGTAGACTTGGAGACCCGAAGGCTCCTTGACGAGACGACCGACACCGCCGGTGTACTCGGTTACTGCCGCATTCTGATCAACGTCGGTTGGCACTTACGGGCGAATGATCTCTCGGCTGGGAGTAATGATGCCGGATCCGTTCTGCGGTGTCTTCGCGATCAGATCCGCTTCGAACCCATCGGCAAACCTATGCAGCCCGTCGATCCCAAACACCGGCACCGGCTGCTCGGGTGAAGCCTCGCTGATAACAACCCCGTCATCGTCTACTTCCTGGATCACAGGGATGACGAGAAACTTGTACGGACGGTATTGACTCATGCTCCCTCCTATTGAAGTCGAAGTGGTGTGATCATCATAGAACGAGAACTTGCTTGACCATCACCATTACCTGAGTACCCAAGCATTCCTACTGTATTGCCAGCGGCAGGAACAATCTGATCTTCCTGCGTAATAGAAATCCAGCAGTTCCCTCCGGCGGACTGAGAATGCTGCTGGTAACCACTTAGTGCACCATTGACAGCGATAGCGACTCCAAACAATCCTGCCGCGCTCGGAGAAACAAATCTACAGGTTGATATCACATTGTAGACTCCAGCTCTGATAGCTGCCCATGTCGGAGTTAGTCCTACCCACCCCGAGACGCCTGGGCCGTCATTCATTCTCAGAAGGAACGGCGAGCCGCCGATGAACTCCCACTTCTGCGCCCAAGTCGATCCAGCGTTGTACCGGAAGCGCCAAATATAGTTGGGAGCGGTAAGAGAATCAACGAGCGTGAACTCCTGTCCATCGCCTGGACTTGCTGGGAAGCTTGTTCCATAAGCAAGACTTTTGATAGATCCGACGGAGAACAAACCATCCGTCATGAGAATCCCTGCGCCGCCGCGATACAGGTTCGTATCCTGCGCGCTTCCTCCACCAGCACTCCAGACCATACGCCCGTCATTCGACATGATGAAGACGTTCGTTGAGTCAGAGCCGCGCTTGAACGCGAGGTAGTACCCGTTGCTAGCTAGATTTTGGATTTGAAGCGCAGTCTGGTTCGCGACGTTATGCGCTATGTTGAGAGAAGCGGATGGCCCCAGGTTGAGATTGTTTGCAGAACGGTTGAGGTAAGTAAGACCGTCCCCACCGAAGCAGAGAGTCGCAGTATTCAGAAGGTCTGGATCGATGACAATGTTGCCGCCGTTACCAATGTTGAAGCGGCGCGTAGGAGTAACAGTAGCTCCGGCAGTCGCCGGGTTGGCGTCAGCGTAGAACGTGATCCCGGTCGTGAACCCGAACAGGATCGCCCGCGAGCCAAACGAGGAATGCGTAGCGTTCCATAGCATATTGCCAGCACCAGCAGTTGACTGAAAGTAGGCGTTATGAGTAATCCAGGCATTCGCAGCGTTATCGGTATTCCCGTAGAGACCCACCGATCCGTAGCCGGTATACGCTCCGGCTGAAATCCCTACCGGGCCAGATGTGTTTGACCCATATACTCCTGGCGCCATAAGAAGTGCGGAAACCTGAATGACCTTGACTCCCCAGCGAGAGATGCTGCAATCGCTCGCAGACCCGAAAAAGATCGTCCCGGTATCACTCCCGAAGTACTGATTGGTACCGACCCAAAAGCTATTGGTGCCTATCAGACCAGAGCTAATCCTCTGCAGGTTTACATCAGCCGCTGCATTTCCTGGCCCCCACGAAATCAGACCGTTCGTGTCGATCTGAAAGCGAAGGTTTGTATCCGCATTCAGTCTAGCGCCGAACGCTTCTCCTCCCGCTGCCCTCTGTGTCTCGAACCCAACGGCAGATACGAAGTAACCGTCACTCTTGAGGATCCCTGCCGACAAGCGGTACAGGTTCGTATCAAAACCGATCGCATTGTTGGTGCAAAAGTAAATCGTATTCGTGAGCGTGCTATTGCCCCAACCTACGAAGACGTTGCGCCATGCCACACCACCCGAGAGTGATCCGACTTTCGCGATGTTGTTTACGGTGTCATACCAGAGCGATGTATACGTCCAAGGCGACGATGCACCACCTACATCAAAGCCAACTCCGGTGAGGATGTTCGAGACGGTCTGATAGCTCCCAATATTTCCTTTTGCGTAAAAACCGCCATCAGTCTGAAGGTTCCCAGCCGATGTCCGGTACAGGTTGGTGTCGTATGGGCTGCCGAATGAGATCGCTGCTGCAGCCAGTCCTGTGCCGTAGTTGTATCCCATGCCAACCTGGCTCGCGATGTTGTAGTTCGCGACGACAGGCGCGCTTCCGTAGATGTTCGAACCAACCTGAAGAACTCCCTGCGTGTACAGAGAGTTGACGCCACTTCGAGTCAGGTTTGTGTCCCAACCTGTACTCCCACCTGGCCCCCAGTACATCCCACCAGACGCAGTCAGAATGAACCGCTGCTGCGTATCTCCGGTGACTGCAACGGTGAAGGCATAGTTGCCGGCGGCAGCCATCTGGTATGCGTTGAAGCCGCCCTGTGACAGAAACGAACCAGGAGTGAACAACTGATTGGTATACGAACGATACAAGGAAGTATCAACCGCCGCATTCCCTGGCCCCCAAGCGTGATACCCATCCCCACGGATGAAGAAACGATCAGCTGTGTCTCCGCTCACAGCTGCCTGGAACGCACTCTGCCCAGGCCCGCTCATCGCGTTCGCGTTGAATCCCTGAAGTGCCTGTATTGCACCGCCAGTTGAAAGGTAGTTCACTCCGATCCGAGCCAGATAGGTGTCGGCTGATGCCGCACCTGATCCCCAGTTGATCTTACCATCAGCACCTACGAAGAATCTCGCGTAAGCGTCACCAGCAACTTGGGCTACGAACGCACTGTAACCTACGTTGGCGAGCTGAGTAGCTTGATAGCCTCCGACCGTAAGCAGAATCCCGGTCAACGTCATGATTCCGGACGCCGATTGATAGAACACCGAGCTTCCGAAGGTGACACCGCCCGCATGAACGCTCCCAGGCGTCCAGAGAGAAACGTCTCCAATCACGGTCTGCTGCGCCGTACCAGAGGCGGCAACGTAGTACGGGCCGGTGGTGGAGACAATCCCACCCGAGACCGAGAACTGAGATCCTACGTAGAACTGGTTGTCAGTCTTGAGCTGATTAGCGCCAGATCTATACAAGTTCGTGTCGCCAGCCCAGATGATCCTCTGAGCGGCGGCCAGTGCTATGTTGCTAGATCCGTCGAGCCGGACGTACCCATTGGGGACATTCGGGAGCGGTACCTCTGTGTCGAGCTTCTGCGCCATCGCCTGCATGTCGGTGGCGACAGAGGGCGGATCCGTACCGAGGGGATACGGAATCGCGTGATTTGTAGTTGTGGCCGGCATAGGAGGCTAGGGGCAGCCGGTGGGCTGCCCCACCCTCCTCACGAGAACGTGACTTGCGCCGTGAGCGTCCATGTCCCTGACGCCTTCGTTCCGAGCGCGGCGACCTTCCGTTGGAGGTTCGTCGTACCGTTGAGGAACCCCGCACCAGATGCCGACGTAGCTCCGGCTGCGACCGTCCATTCCGACCAGGTGAAGTTCGCTTCACTTGTCACGAAGTCTGACTGGAACGAGACGGTCTGATTCGAACGTGACGGGTACGTCGCGTTCATTGCCTTGTAGAAGCGGTTGGACGCAGCCTGGAGTTCGGTCTGCGTCGCCGCCTCTGGAGTGAAGCTGTCACCGACGCCGAGGAATGCGTTGGAGTTTGTCCACGGGTTCGATCCAACCTGATTGGACAGAACGGTGGCGATCATCGTCATGTCCTGCATCCGCTGGATGCCCTCGTTGAGAAGCAGGTTGCCGTAGATTTCCAAGCACTCCTCGGGATCGCCGATGACCTCTCGGAGCGCGGAGGATGGAACAGCGCCGTCGAAGTACCCGAGACGCTTGCGAGTGAACTCGCATGCCTCCTCACTCCATTTCTCGCAGATCCAGAGTGTGGTTCCGTTACGCATTCTTGTCACCACCTGCGCCAGCATCTTCCGACTGGATGTTCTGGATGGCTTCGGCGAAGACCTCCAACTCAGGAGGCACTTCCTTGCCCTCGGCTTCGTACTGACCGACGAGCTGCTTGGCTTGCTGAGCGAGACCGTAGACCGTCGGCGCTCCGGGATCGACAGCGATGTGAGCGGGGTGAATGTCCGCGCTTGCGTCATCGCTGATCGAACCGTACTGCATGAGAGCGTCGATCATGTCTTCGGCCGAGACCGGATTGTCGTGCTCCGGCATTGCACCCACGGCCAGATCCGCCGACTCCTCGAACGCATCGGCCGGAATCATCTGCCCTGGAACGTATGTCCTCCCGTTCCCATCCAGGAACGGGAGGTTCACATACGTCAGAGCCTTGTACTCGTCCGACATGGCCTAGCCCTCGATGATCGAAGTCAGGCCTGCCTCGACGCCCTTCCGAGGCTCGCCATCGGTAGCGATGTTCTCTGCTTGCAGGATGCGATGCGCAAGATCCTTGTCGGTGCCGGCCAGATCGACCGTCTGCTGCACCGTCAGCTCCTTGCCTTCGGGGTTCGCACCCTTGATGTACTCGGCCAACTCGTACTCGCCCATCGAGTTGACGTCGCCGCCCGATCCGGACGAGAGCGGCTGATCAGGGTTTTGTCCGGCCTCGATCCGTTCGCGCTCCTCATCGGTGAAGAACGCGTGAGACGTTTCGCCCTTCATCTGGGCGATGAGACCGATCTGCTCCAACGTGACCGTCTCGCCCATGAGGGCTTCACGCGGCTCGATGACGGTCGTGCCGGTCGGATCCTCGCTCTGGACGGTGTACAGGAACCGCAGGTTGCGAATGATCCGGTCGTCACCTTGCCCGCTGTACTCCTCGGGCGTTTCGTACCCCTCCGACTCTTTGGCGGTGGGGTCGATTCCGTGTAGTTCTGTCATCTCCCCTCCTTACCCGGCGAGGTTGGTGAACTTGAGTACGGCGAAGCGGTTGTCCGCGAACATCAACGGCCGGACACTGCTCTGCGTCCAGAACCGCTCCGTCTCCTGCTCGTACCACTGCGTGGTCTGCAGCGGCTGCTCGGTGCGCATCTGCCCGACCTGACCGGACTGCACGACGTAGGCGTTGCCCGCAGGCACGCGGTTCGTCACGAAGATCGCCAGGTTGAGCGAAGCGAGCAGGTTGTTCAGATCCGGCCCGTAGATGCGGGCCAGCTGCAGGTACTCCTGCGGGTTGAGGATCCAGAGATCGTACACGATCCCCAGCTCCTCGGTCTCGGCTTGAGCCTGCGCACGGCTGAAGTCGTACCCAGGCCACAGGTTGGAGTTCGACGCCGAAGCGCCCGCCGTGACGACGGTTGCCCAGTTGACGCCGGTGACGAGGCGGTTCGGAGACGCCTGCACGGCAGCCTCCAAGACCTCGACCGCCCGCTGGTTGATCTTGCGGACGATGGTGTTCGCGAGCATGCGGACGTTTCGGGTGAAGACGGCTACGTCGTTGCGGTCGCGAGCTTCGACCGTGACGAAGAACTTGCCGCCCCATTTCTCCACTTCCGCGACTGCCGGCACCCTGCGCGAACTGGTCACGAGCGGGAACTCGTCACCGGGAGCAACGCGCTGGATGTCACGATCCGAGTACAGATCGTTGGCCAGCAGCTGATCGTAGACGACGGCACCGCCGGTGACGCCACCCGACGAAGTGAACACCCGATCTGCAAAGAACCTCTGAAGCGTGAGATCCATCAGCGTTCGGGTGATCCGCGTCGGAGCGTTCAGCGCGATGTCCATCGTGATTGTCGTACCGCTCACCGTCGGAGGGCCGAGCGGGTGAGCTACAGGGTTGGGATACGTGGACGCCTCGATGGCCTCCCTCGCCCGAGTGATGCCCGGCTGTCCCGGAACCCAGACGATGTCTTCGGCCAGTTTGACTCTGCTTTCCATGTCCCCTCCCCTCTAGCTGATGAACAGGGCGACTTCTGCGTCCGCCCCGCTGGCTGCGTCGTCGCAAGCGGTTCCGATTGCAACGCCGGTCGAGACCGGCACAATCGTTCCGTCTGCAGCGACCTGGACGAGTTGCCCAGCCGTGATCGCCGCCGAAGTGGTGATTGGCACGATCCCCTCGCGGATGATTCCCACGAGCTTTCCGATGGTCGGCTGGTCGTACTTGGCGACGCCAAAGATCATCTTGGCAGCGCCTCCGTTCGCGCCGGCACCTGAAGGGTGTGCGACGCGGTATGTACCGCCACCGCCGGTCGGCGTACCCGAAGCGAGCAGCCCAGGATTGCCTTCGGCCTTCTCACCTACCGGCTTCGCAGCTGCGATCTGAACGCAGCGCTTGCCGGTGATGGCGGCAGTCGCGTATCCGGTGATGTCGTCACCGAATCGCTTGTATGGGATGAGATCGTTGGCCACGAACTATCCCTCCTTGGCGTTGACGACGCGGCGATCCGTGCTGGCCTGGGCCCGGATCGTCTTGATCTCGGGGAACCAGTCTTCGGGCAGACCCTCGCCCTGACCATTCCCCACGTTGTCCTCACCGCCGGGGCCACCAGACCCGCGAGCGGTAAGTGGCACCAGTCCGCGCTCCAGACCGTCGATTACGGTCTTGGTGCCGTCGTAATCGGCCTCCAACGCCTTCGTCCAGTGCTCGCGACGAGCAGGCGGGATCCGACCATCCATGACAGCCGCCTCGACGGTGTCCTTGATGCGCGCGGTGATCTGGTCGCCTTCGTGCTTGACGGCCAGTTCGGCACCGCGCTTGAGCTGGTCATACGTCGTTCGGTCGAGGGTGACCGTTGCGCTGACCTCTGCCGGCTCACCCGTCGGAGCGGGCTCACCAGGCTCGGGATCACCAGGTGCCGGCGGCTCGCCAGGCTCTGGCTCTCCAGGCGGATCTTCGTTCACAGGCTTCGCCAACTCGACCTTGATCTGGTCTTCTGTTGCATCGTCGGCCAGACCGAGGCGCTTGGCAAGGCTCTGGCGAAGCTCCTCATCCATTGCCTCTCCTTTCGTCTCTTCTTTGGAAGCGTGGATGACCATGGCGGGATCTGCCATCTTCATCCCGGCGAGAACGGCCGAAGCCGCTGCCACCTTGTCGGTGAACTCCTCCACGACGGGAACAGCGTCACCGAAGTGCACCTCATTGTCTTCGACTGTGACGGGAACGCGGCTGAGGTTGCCGTCGCCCTCATCCACAATGAGGGTGTAACCCTGAACAGTGTCGAATCGCTCGCCTCTGATCCATGACTTCATGTTCCCCATCCCTGGGCCTTCGTTGTAGAACTTCGACCGGATGGCGGAGACATCGACAGAAGCGGTGATTTCGACCGCCTCCGGGGTGTCCGACCCATACCAAAGTGGCAGATCCTCCAGGGTCGAGCATCCCGGCCAGGTGATCCCGAGCAGAGATACGTCCGTGATCACCATTTCGTACTTCTTGCCGGTGGCGGTCGATACGTCGAGCTGCGCGTCAACGGAGCGGCTGGGATAGGCGACCGGCAGAACCTTCGCCAACCATTCCGGTGTACCGACGTACGTTCCGAGGATTGTCTGACTGTTCTCACTCAGCTTCATGCCCTCGACACGTCCGAACGCAGGCTCGTCTTCACCCAGGAACAGCTCGTTGGCCTTCGAGGCATGCCCGAGCTTGATCCGAGGCGGGTTGATCGCGATGTCCTGGCCGCTCGCGGCCTTGACTGCATCCGCGAGTTCGGATTCGGTGAACGTATGAGGGCCACTGGCGAGCGGGTACTCGATCCCAGTGGTGCAGATCGGTACGTTGTCAACGCGCCAGAGACCGTCATCCCCCTTGTGCGGAACGCCGATCTCTGGAGCAGACGATGCCCTAATCAGCCACTTGAACTTCATTTCTTGGCCTTCTTCTTGGGCATCGCCACCTTCTTCAGCCGGGGATTGGCCTTCTTTGCTGCGGCGCTGGCATTGCGACTGCTCTTAGCGAGGATCGCCCCAGCACGATCCTTGCTGATCCCCTGCTTCGCGGCGATCTTGGCTTGCACAGCTTTGAAGCCGGGATGAGCCTTACTCTTCTTGGAGGCGGCCATTACTGTGGCCCCTTCTTCACCCGGCCGCCACCCTTCGCGAAGGGAGCAGCCTTTTTGCCGCCGAACGGCACCTTTGGCTTGCCACCCGGTGGCTTCTTCTTTGTGTTCTTGGCGGCCATCACTTTCCCTTCTTCACGCGAGTGGGCAGTTTCTTGTACGCCTTGCCCTTCGCGCTCCGCTTTTTGGCCTCGGCTTGGGTCATCTTGCCCGATGGGACGAGTACGCCCCAGAAGAACTTTTGCTGTTGCTTACTCGTCGCCTTCGGCATTACCCACCGGGCTTTCTGACCTTGCCTTCCTTACGGCCGTTCGAGCTACCGACCTTGCCCGGAGTCTTCATGCCGGGAACCTTCATGCCGGTGCTCTTGTTCGACGCGAGCTGCTTGTGAAGCATCGCGCCCTGGGCTGCGACAGCCGTCCGGACTTGTCTGTCCGTCCGACCACCGACGTTCATCCCGGAGCTAGAGCTGGAGCCGACCTGTGCGGCCGGTGCGCCCTTGAACTTCGGGTTCTTTGTGACGCCCTTTGCCTTGGAAGTTGGCTTCCCTGGCTTCGGGCCTGCGCCCTTCCTAGCCATACAACCTCCTTGTTTGTAGACGGCGACGACCATGACCGGGAGGGAGCAACCTCTTGCGGATGGCCGTCGCCGTCACTACGCCCCTACCTTTGGCTTGGCGCTCGACGGAGGCGTAGACTTTGACGGCTGCCCTGGAGGCAGAACTGGAGCTGGATTCTTTGCCTTCTCCTTTTCGATCTCCAGAACCTTGTTTGGATCCGGTACGTTCGGATCCTTTGGCGGTGGCGGCAACTCCTGTACGCCAGCTCCAGGAGGTAGCGGAGCGGGAACAGGACGGGGATGCTGAGCTGGCGGCAGATGCATCTCTTTGCGGATCTCTGCCTCCAGTTCGTCGTCCACGATGATTGCGCCTGTCGAGATCAGCTGAACGAGGTCAGCCGCGACCAGCTCTGGGTCGAAGTCGAACTTGAGAATCGGTACTTGCTCGACGTTCTCACCCCAGTTCCAGTCGATGTCATCCTCGATGACGAACTCGTTGAAGATGTCCGTAAACCACCAGGCGATAGCCTCCATCCCGGCTGCCCAGAAGTCCACGAACGTAGTGCCGAGCGCGCGCGACCCCGTTCGGGTTTGTCCCAGCTGCATGACCATCAGCATGAACTTACGGGCCATCGCCTGATCGTGGTACTCGACCGAGTTGATGACCGAAGACTGTAGACCTCGCGCGATCTCAAACTTGGCCCCGGAAGGAACAGCGCCGCCGGCAGTGTCTCCGACGCGGAACGCCTGCGCCATCCGGTTCAGCTCATCGACCTCATCATTCGTCGCGCCGGGATGAGCGACGATATACGGCACGCCGCCCGCGCGTTCGTGGTTGATCGCGTCGATGCGAATCAGCCGATCCTTGATCAGCCAGTTCTTATAGCATTCGCGGAACCACGAGCGACCAGCCCAGTTGGCACCCTCCTTGTCCCAGACGTACGCGACCAGCCGGTCAATCGGGATCTCGGGAACCGGGTTCTGCCAGGATGCTGCGTTCGGTTGTACGACGTTCTGTACAATCGAGACCAGCCCGCCGTCGTCGGCTACGCGGAACTCCTGGATGGTAATAGGCGGGCGCTCCGCGAGCTTACGAAGGTGCCACAGCCCGTCACTCGGTCGTCCGTTACGGCCGTCACCGATGTAGCCGACTTGCTCAAAGTAGTAGTGGCCGTAGATCCCGGCTTTGAACGCGAGCCGCAGATGGTTGCGGAAGCTGAACCGATTCTTCAGACGCCCGCGCTTGATATTGTCACTCTTCTGACCGAGGATCGGGATGTTGTAATCGGTCGAGAGCTTGTTGACCATCTCGGACGATGCGCCATTCGGGTCGATCAGCCAGTCCATCTTGAGAATGGCGAGCAGGGTCGCGTCGTACAACGCAGCGATCTGCGAATCCGTCCGCATCTGCTGGTACGTCCGTACCGACAGCGGCCACCTGAGTTGCGGTACGGTCTCCTCGACATCGACCCACGTGATCCACGGAGCCATCCCAGCGGGCGAGAAGTTCCCGTTGAGAACCGTCCCCAGCTCGTTGAGTGGAGGAGCAGCGCCGGTGTTCGTGGTTGTCTTCGGCCGAGCCATTACCAGGTATGGATCAGCTCGACCAGAAGCACGATGAAGATTCCGAGGACAAAAACTTCAGTTGCTGTCCAGGTTCTGTTCATCACGTCTCCTTCACTCGTACGAAGACAACGCCATACGCTGCGGTGTCGCGCGTCCTGCGCATGACTTCGCCGCCGTTCGATTGATTACTGTCGGAAGTGTTCCCCTCGATGCATTGAAACTGACTTCCAGCCAGATCCTTTTCGAAGATCCCGATGTGATCGAACTCGCCGTTGCGATCCCAGTCGAAGCAGACGAGATCGCCAGGTTGCGGCGAGCTAGTAACGGAGAGACCGTTGTACCCCATCCGCGCATCCGACACCACGTACGGCACGTAGGCGTACTTGTTCCCCTTCGCGAAGCTCTTGGTTGGGTTCGCGCCGGTCTGATCACACCAGGTGACGAACATAGCGCACCAAGGGCCAACCATGTTGTACCAGTCGGTATACTTGCACTGGTTTGAGTTGGCCGGAGATTCCTTGGTGCCGATCTCGGGAACAGCTCGCGCTAGGCGAGCCTGCGCCGCTGGGGTTGTTGGGGACGGCGCAGGCTCCTTCCCTTTGAACTCGTCCCACGCGGCATTTATGAGTTCGACGGAACGGGCATCCATCGCCATCTCGCCAGCGTGCGGCAAGCCCGCAGGGATCTTGATTGACCGCAAAGTGTTGAATGTCTTCTCACCGACGAATCCCGTCGGCGGTTCCATGTTCTGTTGCCGCTGGATGCCAGCAATGCCGGTGTCGAGGACATTGCTGGACTTTCCATGACTGAAGCCGTTCGAGAAAGCTTGGTCGAACGCTTGCCACTTCCAGCGGCCAGCCCGCGAGACCGTCCGCTTGTAAGCCTCCACGTCAGGGCCGTCAATGGACGGCTTATGACCAGGCGCTGCGTCCGGAGGATACAAGGCACGCGGGAAGCCTCTTACTGCGACCATTGGGCCGCCAGGATACGGTTTCTCCCACCAATCAGTCATGATGGCCCTCCTGTCGGCGGCGGTGGGTCATCCTTGCCGCCCTTCTTTTTGTAGATATACCAGCCCACCGTTGAGATCAGAGCGATGGCGACGCCAGCTGGAACAGCTATGTACACATCTGTCGGAACGCTGGTAGCCCACAGCATCACATCTCCATCGTGAGTAGATCGGAGGCGATACTGCCCTTGGCAATCGGCTGAACAATCAGAGGGCCAGAGTGCACCGTCGAGTAGACGCAGGCGTCAGCGCGGTCTGGAGACTTCACCCCGCGCTCACGCATGTCGTCTTTAGACTCGATCTGAATGCGGCCCGAGCTATCGACCCACCACTTGATGTTCTGCAACTGCTCTTGCAGAAGCAAGTCGTCTGGGTCGAGGTCGATGTTGCCGTTCTCCAAATTGTCGCGGAACGTCCAGTAGATTTCGGCACGACGGTTCTTGAACTTGTCTGGCCGGTACGCGCGCTCGGCTCCGTTGAACGGTGACGCCGGGTAGCCCATCTCGCGCAGACGGTCGAAGACGCCAGACCCGAGACCGATGATGTCAATCACCATGTTCGGTCGGTTCGTCCGATGGTGCTGGTCGAGGATGAGCTTGAACTTGCCGGTCGTCTTCATGGTGTCCAGCATCCCCCAGGAGTCCACATACCTGATGACGCCCCCACGATTGCGGTACACGACCGTCTTGTCTACGCCCATCCTCGACACGTCTGCACCATACCGGCCCTTCTCGATGCCGGGCAGGTCTGTGTCGATTCCCTTCTGAATCATCGACGGCGTGATCAGGTACTCATCACTTATGTCGGGGAACTCGGCAAGCACCTTGGCTTGCCAGAGGGGTGAGCCTTCGCCCCAATCACGCCGTCGATCTTCGACCCACAGAGGAGTGACCAGGTTCTCGGCCATGTCGTCCGGGATCGTCTCACCGGTGAAGTTCGGAGTGTCGAACGCGGAGATGGAGATCACGTTCCAGCCGCTGCCTGGCTTGCAGACATTCGCAAAGTAGCTGCCAGGATCGTCCGGGTTGCCGATGGCTAGCACGCGAGCGTTCTCGTTCGTCATCAGCGTCATCACCGCTGTCCACAGAGTCTCAGGTACGCCGCATGCCTCATCGATCACGATGAGGATGTAGCGAGCATGCAGTCCCTGGAATGCTTGCTCATTGTAGTCGGCGGGCTTACGGCCCATTGCGATCAGTTCTTCGTCGCTTCTCCCCTCGCCCATGTACCATTGACATTCGAGGGTAATGCGGCCCGGCAACCGTCCAATGCGCCAAGCCCGCCGAATCTCCCGCCAGAGGATCGCCTGAACCTGCGGCCAGCTCGGAGCGGTCGTGACGAGGAATGCATCGCCTAGCTTATGAACGTTGAGCCACCAGCAGCCGATCCTCGCGGCAATGAATGACTTACCGGGGCCATGACATGCTTTGACCGCTGTGTAGCGGTTCGCGGCCACTGACTGGCAGATCTGCTCCTGCGCAGACCAGATCTCTTCCTTGAGGATGTCTCGCACCCAATCAGCCGCGCTGTCCAGATACGGCGCTGGCTCGGGGAAGAGGTAACGCAGCGTCGCATCAACCGTGCCCTCTGGCAAGTGGTCGTACTCGGGCACCAGGCCCGCTTCGCGCCTAAGCTGCGTCTTCGACTTCGGCAATGACCTCACCCTCGACCAGTTCGGCGGGCTCAGGTGGCACCCCGCCCTCAAGTAAGATCAACTGCCGACGAATGATCGTCGGCCACATCTCCTTCTGCTTGCGACTCAGTTCCAACTCAGCCGCGATGTTCTCCAGCAGACGCGCAATCATCATGCCGAAGTTCTCGGCGAGCTTGACCGCGCGTTCCGCCAGTCCCAGCTGGATCGCATCGCGGCTGTAACGAACGAGCCTGTCCTGCGCATCGGCCCGCGAGCGCTGCAAGACGTTCATCTGTCGGCCGATGTAGGCGACCTCGACCCATTGCTCCATTGGCACCTTCGCGATCTCGCGGCTCAGCCATTCGACCTCGCCCGCCGTAATCCGAATGCACCACATGATCGCGTCGAGCGGGTTGATGTCCTTGGGCGCGCCCATGAACTGCTGCGCCTCAACCACGATGGAGTTCTTACGTCCGCTCGGCGATTGACCAGTATGAGTCTTACAGCGGCCGATCCCAATATGGTTGGTGCCCCATCCCGCCGGTCGCTTGCAACCCGTTTTGGTTCCTCGCGTGATCGCTCCGCAGACAGACGGCTTGCGCTCGTCACGGGCCTGGATCTTCTTCCACTTCTGGCTCTGCTTGCGAAGAGGCCGAGCCTTGGCCATCAGTATGGCCTCGTGTGGTCGGGCGGGATCGTGACCTCGATGGTCGGGCCTTCGTGCTTGATCCATCCGTGGACAGGATCCCACCAGAACTCGCGGCCCTCACCGATGTTGGTAGGATCGCGCAGCAGGACTTCCCACTCCGGCCCTCTTGCCCAGAGATCCTCCACCGGCAATGGGCGAAGGCTCGGATCGGGCCAGCGGGGAGTTGACATGCCGGGAGTCTAGCGAAGCTCGCTCCTCGCGTAAAGGGCGGCAAAGGATGGCCCCGTTCCAGGTGGGGTGTCGCGCGTACGCGCGCGTGTACGCGCGTACGTTACGCGCGCGATATATAAGAGATGGCCATCACGCTAACTCGCGTAACGCTTCGCCGCGTTGTGCATCAGCCGATACAGCTCCTCGGCCGAGATCGCGGCTGCGCAGATAGGGCAACGCCAGATCAGCATGGCGGCGTCCCATTTGGCGAAACGCCGGCAGGTGCCGCAGACTGGATGTGCCATCACGCCGGTGCGTGCCCGTCCATGAGGATGTTCGTCCTCAAGATGATATGAGCAAAGGCTGACCGTTCATGCTCGCGCCCTTTGATCCAGCAGTCCGCCTGAGTCATCAGTTCACGATCCTTGAAGAAGCGGCTGGCCGCCGCCGACTTCTGCCAGATGGTCGGGGACATGTGCTTGCGCGGCGGATCGAGTTGAGGCCGGTACTTGTCGTACATCGCCATCCTGTACCCCTCGAATCCCCAGGCCACGCGCTCCGGGATCGTCGTCTGGCGGCCTGGCTTCTCGCCTGGGAACAGCACGAAGTCTTCCACGACGAGGTCAATCCACCCCGGCTCCATCTGGTGCGTCTTCACGCAGCGCCGCTTGAAGCTCGTCCAGAGGATGTAGAGCGCGCGGATCTGCTCGCGCTCCGTTCCATCGATGGTGCAAGACGCCGAGTGCTGCCGGTCGCGTACCGCTTCCCACGCATACCCCTGATGCCGCTCGTTGAGGATGCACCAGGCTATGCCGGTGTGGCCGCCTGGGTCAACCGCGAAGATGCCGCGCACCCTATCCCTCGATGGTGCGCTCCCGCACCAGGCTCCATACAATCTCGCTCTCGCCGTTGGGCCACTTCACCGCGACGTCAAAGGAGTCGTCGGCGTCCAACAGCATGACCTGGAACTGCTCGCCCCCGTCGCTCACGATGGTGGTCTCGACGCGCACGATGTCCGTCATCACAACTGGCGTCTCGGACGCCGATGTATCAGGCATCCTGTTGTATGTCAGAACGTCCACTGTCCTCCTTTACGTCGTTGGGTATGTTGAGAAGCTGGTTGCGCATCCTCTGTAGTTGGTTGCGCACCTGGACTAGCTCATGATGGAGGTTCGTCTGCTCCCAGTCGCTCAGCTCGTGCTCGGGCGGTCGAGCTGCTTCCACAATCAACTCGATGGTGTCAATGCATCTTGCAGATGCTTCAATCAGCTGCTCTGGGTTCACCAGGTCGGCTGCCTCCTGCTCCTCCATCACGGCCTTGGCTAGCCCACCGAGAAGCTGGCTGGTCTGCAGAAGGTTGTCCACTGCCTCTATGGTTGCTTCTGCGCACATCTTCATCAGAAGCGCGCGGGTGATCTCACCCATTGGTTTCCTTTGTTTGATTTCAGGAGCGCCCCGGCGTGCCCAACCGGGTCTGACGATTGGCACGAGGATGGAGACTCGTCACAGCACCACCCTCGTCGCCGGGGCACTCCGCCTATTCTACTAGCTGGACTCGATGAAGTCTAGTCGTGAAATCCCGCTATTTCCGGGTTCACTTCCCGACCGGCCCGCTTCCATCCGGCTTTTCAGAGTCGCTGTACTCCAAGTTGTCAACCCACTTCTTCTGCTTGTTGATCACCTTGTCCCAATCCTCAATGGTGAGCGTCTTGCACACACCAGCCTCTTTTAGCAGGTTGGTGATCTCCAGCCTGCGTGGAATCGGCACCCACCATCCCCAAATCGTCTTTCCAGCGTTCGACGTGAACGCCGTGGCATTGCCACCGTATGTCGCAGCCATGTACTGCGGCCACTCCTCGGTGTTGGAGATCCCGCACGCACCGTTGGTTCCGACGCCCCTGAGTCCCAACGTCGCTTCATAGATGCCGGCCAGGTAAGCGAGCTGCTCTGTGCTTAGGGCTGCGCTTTTACGTGGTCTTGGCATTGCTCCCTCCTTTTGTTTTGTTTGCGACCCCGTAAGGGGTCGGATTTCGAAGTCTACCTGATTCAAGTCGAAAAGTCTATTGTCTCTTCTATATCGCGTCGGCGCGCGCGAGCTGCCCAAGATCGCGGTGTCGTGTACGCGCACGTACGCGCTTATCGCGCGCGCCCGACCCGGTAGACAACTGCTCTAAGCGTACGCGCTCGAACGAGTGTCCGCGTAGAGAGTCGGTTGCCTCGCGGGCGCGATATAGTAAGAGATTTTTGGTTTAGGGTTTGTATAGGATTTGGTTTAGGGTTTGTATAGGGAGTTCATGTGTTTAGGGGTGGTTTGTGTTGGTTTTTTTTTTTTTTTTT